TGCGAGTTATCTTCCAGATAACTCCGGAAGATTCAGTCCGCTGCAAACGAACGAAGACGGAGGGGTTGCTAGCCCCACCGACGTCGAAAGTTCAACGATGGCTTAACCAAGCCACGTCCAAACCCACTCGTATACGACTGAGTGGGGCTCAGTGTACCATCCTGGAAGAGCACGAGAGTCCTGTATCGCTACAGGATTCTCATACCTTCGTAGGAAATCGTCGTTAGACGATGAGCTATCATTGACCCGGTCCAAAGAAAGCTGTTTTCTAAACAGCTCCTCCCAATTAGGAGGTTGCCTCTCTTTCGATAGAGAGATACATCTAAGGATGCGGTATTCTTCTCGCTGAAGATCTTTGTTAAATCTCCGCTTGAAGAAAACGTCGTTACTAGCACTAGGAGCAGTACGAATCACAGCTGGAAGCTGTAACTCGCTCCTAGGATAAACGTATCCACCCTCAGTTTCAATGACTGAAACTAAGGAAGTAGAATCCGAATAACCAAATTTGGTGATAAAACTATTCACCAAATCAGCGTTAGTCATGATAGAGGTACGCGACTTAGAAAGGAACTTTCTGACTCTCACGGGAGTAACGTCCACACCTAAGTGGAAATCACCACCGCAAGATTCACGGAAAGGACCAATCCAATAGGATTTGTCCCGGTTGACTTTCAATCCAACCGATTCAAGTCCTCTCGCAACTAGATCAAATAAATCTGATCTAAGTACGATATCGTCGCCGTAAACGTACACTTCTGGGTGCGATCTCTCGCCCCATAGAGTACGTATAGATGCCACCGCGCAAGCCCAAAAGACAAGCGCTTCAACTGGAAAGCAACAAGAACTACCCATAGGGGCAAACTTGTTAAGCTTTACCTCCTCACCATTTGGCAGGACCGTCACCTCGGAGCGACAAGCTTCGAGGGCCCTAACCCAATTCTCAGGAAAAACCTGACGAACTAAGTCAAGGGAAACACGGTCGGATGCGTCCGATAAATCGATCGTAGCTAGACGTACCTCACCTTTCGATGAGAGACGTGCTAACTCCCGATTTATCGTCTGGTCTGTAAAATTTACATAACCAGAAGTGAGAGGGTGGGTCTCAAGGGTTTTATAGAGTAATTTCATGATCCCCTGCTGAATGAACATTAATTCAGCAGGTTCACATGAAATTATCCTAGGACCCCGAGAATCCTTAGGCACGAGGCAAACCCGTGCTTTAGGGACTGACTCAGGTTGACTATTCTCTAATCTTTCATATTCATCAGCAAGATGAGAATGATTGAAAAAGAAATAGTCAGAATATGGATAAACATCATCCAACTTTGCAAAATATCGCAAAGGACGATGGTGCTTTTTCCAGTTAGGAGTTCGGCAAGCGGTTGCACCGCTGCCGTGAGAGGGAACAATATCAAGAGGGTTTGTGTTACAAAGAACCCTTCTGATAAGAACCCCCATCTGCTTGATGATATCATCTCGAAAAGGATCGAGAAGATCAAAAGCAGATAACAGAGATTGGTCAACTGTTTTAAAGTTGTCCAAGAACTGTTGCTCCAATTCTTCACCATGGTCAACCTCCAGTTTATAGAAGACGAGCGTCAGCTGACGCACGCAATCTACGGCTAAAGAGTCGCCATTCAAAGCTGCTTCGACAGCCCTATTCAAGAACAAGGGAATCGCAGGTAAGGCTTTGTACCTTACCCGGTAATAACCAAGCTTGAACAGAGTCCTCACAAAGGGAAAACCCTTCAGGAGGAATCCATTCCGATGTGGAATGGAAGCGGTCTAGTGCCTTCCCAATACGAGGAAGCACAACAGTCAAGAATGTCAAGCCCTCATTTTCCAGTCGTTTGGTAAAGGTGAGAATATCTTCCTTATCCAAATACGATTGGTAGCGTTGGTTAGTCGCTAGGTTCACCCATAACAGGTGAAGGCTTTTCAGGTCACCAATTAACATTGGAACACCTCCGAAGAGCATCCCTAGATTCTACCAAGATACATTCACTCTAAGCAGTACCGAACAGTACTATTTTGAGCCGCTATTTCTGACAACGTTCCGAGCCTTTTGCTTCTTCTTGTTAGCCTTTCGGGCTAGCAAGTGAGACAGAAAACTGGTAGCTATTTGAGCTACAGCATTAAGGGTATCAGACTTCATTGTTCAGAATTGCCGTCACGTTAGCATTTGATCCGCCTTCGATGAGGAAATCGACAAGTCGATTTACCTCCTCTATGCAGATCGCCGCAGTGATAGCAGTGTTCGATGGGCGAACAATAACCACGTAAGTGGAAATTGTCGCAGGCACCCCGTACGCATCGACCTCAGTTCGATCGAGACGGACAAGATGCCTCTGCTCTAGACTCTTTCCGACCTCATGAGAGACCGTAAGTTTCTTTTCGCTGGGCAAAGTTAGCCCAGCGACAGAAAACTCGGATCGGCCAATGTCCGCCGCACGCAACGCGTAAACAACCGTGTTGGTGTCAACGTCAGTAGCCGTATCCTTTGAAAGAGTCTGTGAAGTAGCTAGAGACATAGTGATGCTCCTCCCTCAAAAGAGGGGAATATGAGTGAAATCAGTAAAATACTGCTACGCAGTCTGATCCCATTCTCAAGTAATGATACGGAAACTAGAAACCGCTAAACACTTGGCTTTTGGCCTCGTATAGCTATGAACCGTCCTCCTTTTCTCTAGAGGAAAGTCATAAGAGTAAATAATCTCTTGGTTTTCATGTTGAAGTATCGTTGCACCTCAGCTTAATTGCAAAGATGCCGTGCTTTATTTCCTAAGCACAGTGGCTAAGCTCACACCGAGCAAAGCCTGATTAAAGGTCGGCATTTTCCAACCAAGACCAGCAAGACTTGCATAGTCCGGGTAGATAGGCACTCTATGAAAGAAAGTTCGTTCATAGACTGCATTATCCGACTTGGGACGCGGGACATAGGTGCCATCATTGGCACGTAACCAGCTCCACTCGATATGCAAAGTTTCCTTGTATTGGAGAAATCCATCAACAAGGACGATCGGCAATTCCAACGCATCAATCTTGAGTCGCTGTAAGAACGTTCCAACGCCGAAGAACCAATCGACGACGAAGGAAAACGGAACAGCTTCCCAAATGATGCGAGGGTTAAGCTCAAAGCCTAAGGAGTCTAAGACTCCTAAGACAGTCGTGTAGGCGGCTCCAAGTTCCGCAGGTAACTGCGGTTTGTAAGCCAGATACGCGGTGCAAGATCTCTTGCACGAAGCTGACCAGCTGACCTGGTGGGAACCACTAGGCCAAGCTAGAGTGCCGGTCGCAGAGGTAGGCAGCCCCGTAGGAATGGAACAGGAGACTTGAATAGTCTTACCTATAGCATTCTTAAAAGCTGCTAGCTTGTTGCGGAAAGTGACTAAACCATTAATCGCATCTCCGATGTCGCCTATAGTAGGACGCCATCCAAATTTGTAATTAAGGTGAGCACCTGCCACATTTTTCGCTAAACTATTTTTCTTCTTCCAAACTTTGACCAAACTAGTGACATCATCTAACTCTAACAAAAAGTTAGGGATGTCAACAGTCGTCAAATCAGGCCGCAGCTTATCAAAAGCTGTGTTAATATAAGCGTGAGCGTTGCCACCGAGAATAGTCGCTCCCGTTCCAGAGAGCGCAGTCTCGGCAGCACCGAGTACAGAAGACTTGGCAGTAGTGGCGTGGTGGTGGTGACTCCGATAATCGGCGTACCATCCACTTGGTGAGGGCATGCTCAAACGAGCAGGCCCTCTGCCGCCATACCAAAAAGTTTCCTTTTTATGGTAGCAGTAGTTAGACTTCGCGTAAAGATTGCGTCGTCCACTAGTGTATACTATACTCTCTCCGACGGTCCTAACGGTGTAATCACCGACAGGATTATGTGTCTGGAGAACTCCTGAACCATTAAATTGGTCATCGAATTCTCCTGTGATCACAGTATCGGGTAGAGAACGTTCTTTGGTCTTATGACCAGTTAGATAAACGTTCAAAGGGAACCTCCAAGGTAAAAATAGTCTCCTCGACTTTTGGGCTCTCGCCCTGAAAGCTAGACCTCCCCTTTTAGCGGGGGAGGCCT